AAGAAATCCGACGCTACCCCAGCGCCGGCCTCGCCGAATTTGCCCTCCGCATCCACAACGAGCTTCACCGTCGAGCGACCGCTGACGACCTACGACGAGCGGCGTCTCAGCACGCCGAACAAACAAGCCCACCGCATCAAACCGGAAGCCATCGTCCTGCATCACAGCGACGGCAGCTACCACGGCAGCTGCGCCTGGATCACCAACCCCGCAAGTAAGGTGAGCTACCACGTCCTCATCGCCAGAGACGGCCGCCGCACCGTCTTCGGAAGCGACACCGACCGCTGCTGGCACGCCGGCCGCAGCAACTGGCACGGCCGCCCCGACCTGAATAGCTGGAGCCTCGGCGTCGCCTGGGAAGGCAACACCTACGAAGACCCTCTCGGTGAAGCGGCGATGGATAGCGCCATCCAATACATCGTCCCCCGGATGAAGAAGTGGAACATCCCCCTAAACCTCGTCCTCACCCACCAACAAGTCGCCCCAACCCGCAAAACCGACATCTCCCCCGGCGACGCCGCCCGCTTTAAGTCACGGCTCAAAGCGGCCATCAACTAACCTTCCCACCTTTTACCTTCCCACCTTCGCACCTCCAATCCTATGGCCAAAACAATCGGACAACTTACCCAAGCTACCACCCTCGCATTCGGCGACGAGTTCGTCATCGAGCAGAGCGGACTGACTAAGCGTGTCGCTGCATCTGTGGTGCGCGGCGGACTGGTCAATGCGGACATTGATGCGGCGGCGGCGATTGCCTTCAGTAAGCTCGCTGCACTGGACAGCGCTAACATCCTTGTCGGCAACGGCAGCAACGTGGCGACCAAGGTTGCTGTGACCGGCGACGTGACGATCAGCAATGCCGGTGTGACGGCCATTGGTAGCAGCAAGGTTGTCACGGCGATGATTACAGATGCGAATGTCACCGCAGCCAAGTTGAGCGGGGCGCAAACAGGCTCGGCGCCGATCTATGGCTGCCGTGCTTGGGTCAACTTTGATGGAACGCGCAACGAGGCGGACACTGGAGCTTCGACCAACGGCGCCAACGTAAAGATTCGCGCCAGCGGGAATGTGTCCAGCGTGCTAAAAAATGGCACCGGTGATTACACCATTACTTTCACGACCGCGCTGCCTGACGCAAACTATTGTTTTACGTTTGGCGCCGGAGCCGACAGCGCGATTGGGGTTCCTTCATTATCGGCAAAACAGTCTGTCGCGCCAACGACAACGGCGCTTCGTGTCGTAACAGACAATGGCGCTAACCAAGCGATGACCAACGACATCGCAAGCTGCTGCGTTTCCGTCTTTCGCTAAATGCCCCTAGAAAGCCCCATCCTCAGAGACGGTGACGCCGGATTCGCAGGCTATGCCTCGCGCATCAATCCGGTTGCCTTGCCTGCTGGCATGCTCCAGCTCTCGGAGAACATGCGGCTGGATCGCGGAGTGGCGGTGACGCGCAAGGGTGCCAAGCGCATGGCGGATGCCATCAGCGTGGCCTCATCGCCGCTCACGGTTCCCTTTGTGCTCAACCCTGCGCCCAACGCGCCGGTGGTGCAAAGCGTTTACTCCGGCGGCATCTTCGCGGCCAGCGTCTACCGCTCGCCCGATCAGGTTCAGAGCGCGGAGATCGTTGTGCTGGCGGGCGGCGACCGTGCCTACACGATCCTGCTGGACGACAACCAATCCTTCGCCGGTGTCTGGGCGGGCGGCTTTCTGGTCACTGCCGTCTCGCAGGGCAGCGAGGAGATCGTAGACGAGAACGGCGACACAATCGTCATCAGCGTGCTGCCTCAAGAACTGGGCTACCCGACATCACCGGACGAGGTCATTGAGCCGACCGATACGGTTAGCATGGTGCAGGCCAACGACCGCCTCTATTTGTTCCGCGAAGCCGATGCCTCGCGTCCGGGCTGGGTGATCAAGAACGTGACCACCGGCGGCATCACGGTGGCGTCCACTACGGCGACCGTCAACCTGACCGGCCACGGCTTCCCCGCTGGCGCCCGCGTGCGCATCGAGGGGAGCAATGTCGCGGCCTTTGACGGCGTGGAATACGACATCGCCACGTCCTCCACCAACAGCTTTACCATCACCGTGCCGTCCGGCACCGCGACCGACGCCACGACCAGTGGCCGAACCATCCGCCGCGTGAAGGCGCCGCTTTACTGGGACGGCATCGCAACCTCCTTTGTCCGCAGCCCCGCAGGCGTGCCCACCGGAATGTCCGCGACCTTCAAGACCATGCGCTCGACGCCTTGGGGCACCTACGTCAACAACCGGCTGGTGCTTCCTGACGGTAAGAACAACGTGCTCATCTCGGACATCCTCGACGCCAACACCTACGATCCCTACTGGCAGTCCTTCCGCGCCGGTGCGGGCAGCAATGACTTCGTTGTCGCGGTGCATCCGTGGGTGGAGAACAGCTTCCTCGTCTTTTGTAGAAAGTCCATCTGGCTCGCGGAGGTCAATCAGTTCGCCAGCGTGGACGGCGCCTCTACGGCCATCGACACGGCACTCAGTAAGCTCACGCTCCTCACCGATGAGGTCGGCTGCGCGGCCCGCCGCTCCATCGCTACAGCGGGGCAGTTCGTCTATTTCCTGAGCGACTCCGGCGTCTACCGCTTGGACAGCCGCCTCGACCTTAAACTTCGCGGCGACACCAAGCCTCTCAGCGACCCTATTGCCAACCAGCTCGACGACCTCAACGCGACCCTGCTCAAGAACTCGGTCGGTCTTTGGTATTCCAACCGCTACTACCTCGCCGTCCCTCTCGCCGGTGCAGACAACAACAACGGCGTCTTCCTCTACAATGCGCTGAACGACCAGTGGGAAACCCGCGACATTTATGGTTTCGGCGTGGATGACTTCGTAGTGGCAACCCGCGCCAACGAGCGGCGACTGTTCGTCAGCAACAAGGCCGGTCGTCTCATGCTCCTCGACGAGATCGAGGAAGGCGACCAGTCGCCCGACGTGCAGGCCGATGTCATCACGCCGGTCCCCGGCCGCATCGTCACCCGCCGCTACGGAATGGGCAGCATGACAACGAAACGCTTCGTCCGCTCGCTGGCCGATGTCGTCCTGCCCAACACTGGCTCGGTCACGGTCAAAGCTATCACGATCAACCCCGACGCCACGATCACGCTGGTGCCGGGCCAGACGAACACCTCGGGCTTGAGCGAAGACTACACTTTGAAGCAACCAATCCGCGCCAAAGCGCACTACTGCGAATTGCAATTTGAAACCACGGCCAACCGGCCGGAAATCCGCAACGTCAGTATTGAGGCAGCCGGCCCGAGCCTGCCGCCGACTGAGACGCGCAATGCAGCTTAACAACTAAGGAACAAAATAATGGCAACTGTAACCAAAGGAAGAACCTTCACGTCCGGCGAAACCGTCACTCCGGCAAAGCTCAACGATGTCGTAGACTTGGCGACCGTGACGAACATTGTGGACGCGGACATTGGCAGTGGGGCGGCGATTGCGGCGAGCAAGTTGGCGAGCACGCTGGACCTAAGCAGCAAGACCGTGACGCTGCCGGCCACAATCTCTCTTCCGGCGGGCGCGGTGATGTCTTTCGCCATGAACAGCGCCCCGACCGGCTGGCTGGCGGCAGACGGCACCGCCGTAAGCCGTAGCACCTACGCAGACCTGTTCACCGCCATCGGCACGACCTACGGCGCGGGCGACGGCAGCACGACATTCGCCCTGCCAGACCTGCGCGGCTACTTCGTGCGCGGCAGCGGGACAAACGGTGACGGCACGGCGGCTGGAGCGTTTGGCACAAAACAGGTTGACGAGTTTAAGAGCCACACACACACCGTTGTCGATAGTAGCTTTACCGTTGCGGGTGCTGGCGGAGGGTTGGGAGGGCTGGTTGCCGGCAGTGTAACGAGGACGACATCTAGCACCGGCGGCGACGAGACCCGCCCGAAGAACATCGCCATGCTGTATTGCATCAAGTTCTAACCGATGACCCCATGGCAACGAGCAAAGCAATGGCACGACCGCAACGTCACGACCGAGACCTTCGAGGAAACGCTCGGCTGGCATCTCACGCACGGCTTGGTCTACTCGACGCCGGAGGTCTTTCTCTTGGCACGTCAGGTATACTGGGATGCGGAGCAGGAGGACTTCACCGATGACGGCGAGCCGAATGCTTGGTTCGTTGAGCTGGCGGCCAGCGCCGGGTGCGCAAACCCTGTGCGGGAGTTTATGCGTGTGGCGTCACGGCCGCAGCAGTGGGCGCTGTGGTGTCGGCATAACAGTTTTGAAATCAAGGCCCATGACTGGGCGAAACTAGCAAAGAAAGTGAGGCTATAATTATGGGAGGTGGAGGAGGAAAAAAACAAAAGAAGCCGCAGGTGCATCACCCTGCGCCCTTGGACGTTAAGGCAATCATGCAGGCCGGCAGCGAAGCCGCCGTGAAGCAGATTCAAGAGGAATACCGGCAACTCATCGCCAATTACCCCACGCTGGAAAACCTGTCTTTCGGCACGGTGGCCCGCATCCGTGGACTGCTCAACAACCAAGAAACGCAAGACGCGCAGTCCGCCGTGCGCCGCGCCATGGCCTTCAGCCGTGACGAAGACGCCGACCCGACCAGCATCGAGCGACGGCTCTACGACGACACCGAGCGCGACTTGGCGCTTGGCCGCTCGCTCTCACCGGAGCAGGAGCGCGCAGCACAGCAGTCCGCCCGCGCCGCTTTCGCGGCCAGAGGCTTGGGCACGTCGATGGGTGGCAGCGCCGCCGAGATCCTCAACCGTGACGCCATGGCTACTCAGCGAGAAGCCGAGCGGCGGGCGGCTGCGTCTCAGGCGAACAACATGATGATGGGCAATGTGATGAACCGTCGCGGCATGATGGCCGACAACCTCTACGCCGGCGCCGGAAACTTGCTGGCGGTTGATCCGCAGAACCGCGCGCTGGGCATCGGGCTGCAAAGCGCCCAGAACCAGCAGGGCATGATGATGAACCAGATCGGCAGCGCGTTCGCTGGCGCCAACCAAATGGCGGGTCCTC